ATGAAGAATAGAAAAAATGAATTATCAGAACTTTATAAGCTTTCTTCGGTTGTTTCTGAAAATCTAAAATATCATATTGAGAATGGAGTCTCTATTTTAAATAACATATTTAGACCAACATCTGATTCTTATTATTCTCTAATAAAAGAAGCTAGGCATCACAAAGATATGTTTGATTACATAAATGACGAAGAAAAAGAATCTTTGTTTGAGACAGACATAGGTAGCTTTGGACTTTATGATGGAGAAGAAGTGCCCCTTGATATGCCCCTGCCTGACGAAGAATATTTTGGTTTAGATAAAGAAGCTGCAGAATATAAGGGCAGAAAGGTAAAGCTTAATAGGCCTATGAGATCTAGCGGTCCTAAAAAATATAAAGTATATGTAAAAGATCCAAAGACTAAAAATATCAGAAAAATTAATTTTGGAGACAAAAAAGGTGGATTGAAGCTTAACATTCATGATGCTGCTGCAAGAAAATCATTTGTCGCAAGACATAAGTGTAAAAAGAAAAAAAACAAAATGTCTGCAGGCTATTGGGCTTGTAGAATAGGAAGATATAAGCATCTTATAGGTGGTAAAAAAACCTATACTTGGTGGTAGAGGATTATTAAAATGATTACAAAACTAATAAATCTAGCGAATCATTTGGATCAAAGGGGGTTGAGCAAAGAAGCCGACCTTTTAGATGAAATGATGTCAAAATATGCTTTTGGCGGAGATCATGACCATATAGCAAGAATTTCAAGAGAGCACCCTGCCAGGCAATGGGTGGTTGTAAACATAAACAAAAAAAGTAAACTCAAAGAAGATAAAGAAGGTTTTCCTAGACCCATAAACCTTTTTAAGTATGCTAGATCACAAGATTATGTTATAACTCCAGGTGTAATTAATGATGATGATGGGCTTTTAATTGTTTTTGCTAATCAAGGTAGCGGAAATGCTGAGGAACAAATTCAAGAATTAGAAGATATGTTTATGGGTATAAGCTCAGGTGCTGAAGTTATACTAAAAGATATTGGGATAGAGTCTGGAAATATTTATTCTCTAAGATACGATAAGCTAAGAGAAAATCTTATATTAATATATGATCTGCTGCTTTGAATATTCCAATTTCAAAAAGCATGTACTTAATTTAAAATATTAAAAATAAATAGGAGCAAAAATGATTAGAAAATTATTAGATATATCAAACAAACTCGATGAAGCAGGTTTGCACAAAGAAGCAGACTTCTTGGACGCCATAATTAAAGTTGCAGCCAAAAAGAAGAAAAAGCCTAGCAAAAAGCAGCTTGATGCTTTGGATGCAGATGGCGATGGAAAAATAGAAAAAGAAGACTTTGAAAAATTAAGAAGTAAATCTAAAAAGGGTAAAAAATCTAAAAAAGAAAAAGAGTGTCATAAATGTGGAACCATGAATGAGCCTGATGCTAAATTTTGCAAAAACTGTGGAACAAAATTAAAATAGGACATTTGACATGAAAAAAGAAAATCTTTTAATTGCATTATTCTCTAAACTAAGCAGCCTTGGGTTCAGCAAAGAATCTGATGATGTTTTAGATTTGCTTGTTAAAACTGCAAAAAAAGAAAAGGGCAAGAAGAAAGATAAGTGTTACTATAAAGTTAAATCCAGATATAAGAAATGGCCATCCGCTTATGCAAGTGGAGCCTTAGTTAAATGCAGGGAAGTTGGTGCTGCAAACTGGGGTGAAGGCGGATCTAAAAAGAAGAAAAAGAAGAAAAAATCTAAAAAGCGCAAATCTAAGAAGTAGAAGGCAAACATTATTATGTATGATAAATATTTGGAAATTCTTGACAAGAGGGCAAAGAAAAAAAAGAAGAAGAAATCTAAAAAGAGAAAACTAACTTCAAAGCCCTCATCTGAAACAAACCTAAGAGATTGGTTTAAGAGAAAAGGCCCCAAGGGTAGCGCTGGTGGCTGGGTAGACTGCAATACGTGTAGAAAAGGAAAGTGTAAGCCATGCGGAAGGCAAGAAGGGGAAAAAAGAAAAAAATATCCTGCTTGCAGGCCAACACCTGCTGCTTGCAAAAAGTATAAGGCGACAAAGGGTAAGTCTTGGGGTAAAGGCGGAAAAAGAAAAAATGCCTTTAAAGATCTCTTAAAAGAAGTAAAGGGACTGCCTATAGAAATAGAAAGCTATGAAGTGGAAGATTATAAAGATTTTCTTAAAATGGATAGAGATTTTCTTGATGCAATGTCTATACATCTTGATAGCCCTGTCGAATCTAAAAAGTCTTTTTCTGGATCTGAAAAATTTGAGTTACCCTTCGACTACGGAGAATTGAAAGATATAATAAATCCAGCAGATGACATGGGGTGGGATATAATAATTGTTCCATCTCAGAGTGGTAATGATATAGATCAAACCTTTGAAGACTATGAGTTTGTAGGAATAGTTAAATACGACGAAGATAAAGATGAGTGGGAAGAAGAAGATCGCGGATATCCTGGAGAGAATCATAAACTGATAATTGCTATAGACGGAGAATACGAAGAATCTGACGTAAAGGAAATAGAAGATTTCTTTGGTAAAATGTGGCAGTTTGAAAAAGCTGAATGGTTTTAGAGGCTAATATGACAGACGACATTGGATTAGAAATGACTAAATTTTTAAACGAAATATATAAAATTAAAAAAAATGCCTCAGAAGAAGATGGGGAAAAAGAAAGTGTAAAGGATGAACTTTCCCCCTTCGATGAGGGTTATGACTATTTCAAAGGAGGTGGATTTGCCAGAGCATACAGATCAAAAGAAGATCCTTCAAAAGTTAGATTAAAAACTAGAGGAGACTATAGCAGGACTATACTTTCAAATATAAGTGAAGATAATCCTTATATACCTAAAGTTTCTGAAATGAGTCAATATACGGATTTGGAAAAAAATATAAGAGTGTATGATATGCAATATTATCCAAAGTTGGATGAATATACTAGCGCTTTCTTAGATTTTATAGAATTAACAAATACACACAATGATGCTGGTTTGCATCACAAATGTATAGCTCATACTGCAGAAAATGGAACTAGACTTAGTGACTACCTAGAGAAAAACCCTGAGATTCCCCAAAAACTATACGAAGCAATACTCTTAATTGAAAATGAAATCATCAAAAGTGACCACGATTTTTGGTGGGATTTTAACTTTCCTAACTTTGCCATGAAAGAAGACGTAGAGGGTTATGACTCTCAGCTTATATTACTTGACCCCTTATCTCCTTGCGGAGGGAAATATAATCAAAGAAATGATGGTAGCGGAGAGCTTATCGTTCCAGACGAAATAATCATTGCTAGCGTTAGAAAAAAGCTTATAAAACTAGCAGATATGTTAGATCTTAAAAAAATGTACAAAGAAGCAGATATGGTTGATAAGATAATATTTGATAATAAAAAATATGTCAAATAATAAATATAGTGTCGGCTTTCCATTCTCTCACGAAAGTGTTTCTAAAGATACTTTTATAAGAAAATTTTCCAAAAACGTTAGTAAAGGCGAGTTAGTTTGGCATAGAGATAAGGAGGATAGGGAGATAGAGATTATATCTGGCGAAGGATGGAGTTTTCAGAGGGAAAATAGCCTGCCTATAAAATTAAGTATTGGCGATAAGGTGCTAATAAAAAAAAATGAGTGGCACAGAATTATAAAGGGCTCAGAAGATTTGGTGCTTTTAATAAAGCATTTTTAATTTTTTTTTACAAAATTAAGGATTTAAAATATAGATTATGTTAAAGTATAGTATCCCCAGTATAATTAAAAAGTTTGGAAAGATTTCATTTCTAGCAAAATCATCATTTACAATATGTTTTTTTACAATGTTTATTTCTTTTGGAATATATATTTTGCTTTTTCTAAATTTAATCAAAAACGATTACCTTTTTGTTTCTTTTGGAATGTTATCTTTAGGAATATATCTGCCCACATTTTTTATTTTTATAAATGAAGTATTATCTAAAATAGATTTAAAGAAACAAAGGTTGATTGAAGAAATAGTAAAGAAGAATGTTTATCTTGAGCATGCCACAAAAATCCTTAGACACGATATGCACTCTGGAATCAACACCTATATACCTAGAGGCTTTTCTTCGCTGAGAAGAAGGTTACCAGAGTCTACCATAAAAGAACTTAAGCTAGAAACATCTCTTAGGCTTATCTCCGAAGGACTAGCCCACTCTCAGCAGGTTTATAAGGGGATATATGAATTTACAAATCTTGTTAGAGATGGAAATGGATTGGAAGTTGAAGAGATTGACCTGCAAAAATCTTTGAAGAATTATCTTAAAAGAACCGCTTATTATGATCAAGTTTGCATAGAAAATCTCGGAACGATAACTTGCAATGAGTCTCTTATGTGTACTGCTATAGATAATCTTATAAGAAATGGATTAAAGTACAATGATTCTGCTACTAAAATAGTTAAAATTGTAATGTTGGACAACAAAACTCTCGCTATTGAAGATAATGGAAGAGGGATGAGTCAAGAAGATTTTGATAAAAATTCAAGACCATACTTCAGAGAAGTAAATCAAAGAGAAAATGGAACAGGTTTGGGTATAAGTATATCGTTAGCAATACTAAAAGAACATAACTTTGAAGTTAAATGTAAAGAGTTAGATTTTGGAACATCAATAAGGATTAAAATAAAATGATAGAAAGTATATTACTAGTAGATGACGAAAGCCTATTCCACCTTGTATTTGAAGACGCATGCAGTTTGTTAGATATAACTCTAACTCTAGAGTCAGTCTCTTCTGCCGATGAAGCAGAAAAAATGTTCAAAGGCTGGCAAGAAAGGGTTGAGCCAGAAGATAAACCAGAAGTTGCATTTGTCGACTTAAATATTATAGGGTCTTCTTTTGACGGAGTAGAGCTGATAAGAAGAATTAACTTTCAATATGGCAATGGCGTTGTGATTGGAATTATATCGTCTTCCGCAGATCAAGGTGAGATGTCCAAAGCCGTTCAAGCAGGCGCACAGTTCTGGATTATCAAATCTGATGAGATAGAGCCAAGACTAGAAGATTTTAAAAAGGATTTTCCTGGCTATAAAGATAGAACTGCACCTTTTAAAGTATATAAATAGAGTTGAAAATGAGTTTTTGGGCATATTCAAAGTTTGCAAAAAAAAGAAGTAAGTATAGTCAAAAAAGGTCTTTGGCTATTTTTAATATATTCAAAGTTGCATCTGGGGACAACTCAGTATTTGAGTTTGGACATTCAAATATATTGGAAGACATATTAAAATACGTATTGGACATAAATTCTAAATACTTAGAATCTTTGGCAATCGCAAATGAAAAATCTGGAGTAGACAAGATAAATGATTTCTTCCTGCCAAAGATGGAATCCGCTCACGGGAGTGGAGATGGAGATTTTGAAGATATTCGGAAACAATATGAAAAAGAGATTAACCTTGCCTTAAAAACAAGAGATCAACTTCACTCAGACGATAACTTTTTTAAGAAAAAAGTCGAATCTCTTAGAACCTTTAGTTTTTATGGATCAGAAGCCAGAAGTCTTTTTAGCGAAAGATTTATAGATGTTTTAATAAAAAATTTAAAGATAGATAATTTTAACTCTATATTGTTTAATTTAGATATTCAAGTTGAAGAACCTGGATCTCCAGGTCATGAAAAAGGATCTGTTGCTAACGGGAAGTTTCCATCCAATTTTGATGGGAATACATTATATCTTGGAAGAATCTTTATAAGAGTTAATAGACATAAAATAAACTTCTCAGATACTCTAGATACTATAACTCATGAGTTAAAACATACTATGCAATACGCAGGATCGTTATCTTCTGAGACCACCCATAATGAAACCTCATTTGGAGTACCTTCAAAGTCAAAAACTTATGACAAAAGAAGAAAGTACTTTGAGGATGAAAAGAGTAAATTAAACAGAGAAAATCTGGAAAAAAACAATATCTTTACAGAAGAGCAACTAGATGTGATTATGGATGGAGTTAACAAAGGTAATGATAATCTAAAGAAACTTTATGATAAATATGAGGAAGATAATAGAGGTAAGCCTGGCTTCTCTCCTGGCAGCAGAATTGAAAAAAGCAGAGCTCCACTGATTATAAGCACAGACCAGTTTGACATCGCTATAGAATCTTCTGGTATTGCAGAGGTAAAGAAAAAGGGTGATCAACGTATGCAAGACGACCCGTTTATTGATGAAGATATAAAAGAAGTGAAAAATTTTATGCTAGGATCTGGGGTAAATATGAAGGACGGAATTAGTATAAGTGGAGCCCAACACAATATTATACCTGCAGAGTTTTATACAAACCTGTCTGGTAAGATAGTAAACTTTAGAAAAGATATCTATAATATAATTCTTCAATCTAGAAAGATTGTCGAAATGGAGGCAGATATAACTACCAGAAAGATAATGCTCTTGAATTTTCTTTATAAAAATACAGACTCAATTGATACAAAGAACTATATATCTAACTTACCATATATGGATCATTTAGACGATCCTTTCGCTTCAAGATCGGAGATTGGCGGTAGCGTTAGATCAATAAATACGCATATATCTAGCGCCATTTCTCAATACGCCTTTGACTCAATTAAACATAAGATGCTAAATTTTGAAGATTTTAAAAGTAGACTAAATATAATTAATGATGAAAAGCTAAGAAGTCAGGTTTGGGAGTCTTTTTCAAAGCAAGCAGAAAAACTATATAGAAAAGAATTATCTAAAATACTAAGCGCAGCCAGAAGCGATGCAGAAGAAGTTATAAGCATACTTGAAGGCGGGGAACTCTCAGAACGGTCCTTCTTTAGATATTTCGAAAACAACAAAGGTAATTTATGAAAAAAATAGATATTCCAAAGTCCGTATGTTTGGAACTTAGCAATATTGCAGAATCGAAAAAAATTTTTCTAGAAGGAAACATACTTAAGGTTATAGAATCTTCCGAATGCGAAGAATTTTCTGACTATATAGAAGCGGCAACAAAAAACGATGTTGAAAATAGAAAAAAAAGATTAGAGATGACAAAGACTGTTCAAGAGCAGAACAGAGAGTTGATGCAAAGCAAAGAAGAAAACGATAAATTAATGGAAGAGCTTAAGGAAGCATTAACTGTTGCAGAAAAAGCCAAAAGCGAAGCAGAGAATGATTTAGATATTTACCAGAAAAGAACTCAATTTGAATTGATCGGCAACATAGTAAATTATGCCCTATATGTAATTGTGGGTACGGGAATAATAACAACTGCATTATATGTTATGGCTATATCTTTGTCTAGCAAAGAAGCCACGCTAATTGGCAATACTTGGTCTAATCTATTTGGCATTTTGCTAACAAATAGTTTCTCAATAATAGGTACAATTATGGGCGTCAAATATGCATCTGGAGAAAAAGATTCTAAAGAAAAGGCAATTTAAATGTTAATATAAAAAGTTTATTAAGAACACGGAGGTTTTTATGTTCTTTTTATTAACTTTACTCTTATCCTGCTGTGTACCTACTGATAACGTTACAAAAATTAAAAACGCTTACAGCCCAGTTGTTGTAAGGAATGGCTTTGGTTCATCCAGCACAATTAAGCACAAAGACTCTTGCTATTACGTTACTGCAAATCATGTTGTTGAAAATAATAAAGAGTTTTATGATAAGAATATTATAAAAAAGGACATAGATGAAATATATTCAAATAAAGTAAATGATTTATTTATTTTTAAAAATAATGAATGCAAAGATTATATTGAGTATAATGAACCTAAAGAGCTTAAGCATGGAGACGAAATACACTACTGGTGCATGCCTGGTGGATCTGAGTTAAAATACTTTAAAGGATATATATCAGAAGTGGAGAATGATTATATTACTATATTTGCGTATTCTTGGTTTGGATGTTCAGGTGCAGGAGTCTTTACTAAAGATAATGAATTTATTGGAGTTATATCTTCAATGATGGCAACTCCAAATGCAGGATATACTGACTATGTAGCACATGAAAATATAGTAAAAGTTTCTATTTTTAAAAAAGAGTATATAGAATAAAACACAGGACTTAAAATGAATACTGATTCTTTAAAGCAGCTGCAAAATTACTTTAAAAAAAATAATTTTCACTTATCAAGAAAAATAAGTAAACTAGTTGTAACAGCCTCGCCCCAACAGATTCCCAGTGACCCAAATAAGGCAATAGAAGATTTTGCAAAGGCGCAAAATGCGTTTAAAAAAATATCAGACCCCGAAATAAACTTTGGATCTGTGGTTCAAATAACTTCGGCTAATGGTGCAGTATACAAATTAACAAAAGAAGATGTCCTGAGTGGCGGATACTGGTATTTATGCATGAAGGTTGACACAAATGTAAATATCTCTAATTCAGATAGCATAACCAGTCTTCAAAGCTTGGTAGATAGTGATCCAAACGTAGAGGGTGAAGGCGTAGAAAAGGTTAAAAACTTTTTTGAAAGATACAGAGCATATAGCGGAGTTGGAGGTCAAAGTAAGATAGTTACATATTTTTTATCTGGACATACTCCTTATCAAACAGACGATTTTTACTCAAAATACATTAAAAACTTAGTACTTGTAAAAAGTGAAACGAACGTAATTCAGATAGAAAAGTTTGATGTAGGCTCCCCTAGTCTTTCAGAATTTATAGATGCCGCTTCAGATATAATTGTAATTGGAGCCTCTCTAGTTGCATTGACTGCAACTGGCCCTGTGGGTATTAGTCTTTCCTTTGTAAATGCTTTGCGTAAAGTTTCAAATGCAGCAATGTTAATAGGTATATTTAACAATCTTCTTGCCGAAAACTACTTAGAGGCTATACTTGGGACTATAGGCCTTTTGATTGGCAATCCTAGATCTTCCAAATCTCTTCTTAGAGCATACATTTATTACTTCAGAGGTCCAAATGCCATATATGTAACCAGTCCTAAGCTTTTAATTAAAGTTCCTAGTTATGTCCTCGCAATTGGTGCAGCATTTATGGAGACAATTCAATATGCAATAGAGGCTATAATTGGAGCAGTTAAAGATTATCAAGAAGAAATAAATGAAAAATATGGAATAGACAAAGAATTTGCAACAGAAGAAGAGCTCTTAGCTGCAAAAAATAAAGCAGGGGAGTTTGAAAAATATATAATGGAGATGGATCTAAATAAACTAGCTACTGCCACAAATGCTGCCAAGTCACAATTAGTGGTTCAAACAGGTGCATAATGAGTATATTATATGCAATAGATTTTGATGACACCTTGAACTTTGCAAAAAAAATAGAGGGTCATGATTATAATCCAAATCATGATGTTATTTCATTTTGCAAAGGAAAGAATTTTATAGTTTTGACTGCAAGAAAAGAAACTGAATCTAATATAATTTATATATCTAACTTCTTAAGAGATTACGGCCTTCCTCGTGTAGATATACACTTTACAGATAAGGGATTAAAAGGACCTGTTATGGATATGATGTTAACTCATTCAGATGTAGACAAAGTAATTTTGGTAGATGACAACCAAGAGCAGAGAAACTCTGTTTTGGCAATTGAAAATAAAAACCTATTATGTTTTCACCCCTCTGAAGTTTTCAATATTGGTTCTAGAATAGAAAGGACTTCTAAAATAAAAGAAACTTTTAATAAAATATCTAAATATTTGGTATTTAAACAAAATAAAGATTATGTCAATAACTCTTATGATAAAGATAATATATCTGAATCAAACTCAGAATTTACTAATGAACTTGGTAATGATATAAAAATAAAGGCAAAAAAAGAAAGAAAGGATGGTTTGGAATACTATTATTTAAACCTAATAATTGAAGGCCCCACTTCCATATCTGAAAATACAATTACTGAAATGGAAGCAAAAGAATTAAAAAACATATTAAACGAAATAATATAGGAGAAAAATGTCTAAAGCTGGTTTCCAAAAATTAAGCAATATAATGGGTACTTATGGTCAATATGCAGAATATCATGGTATGGATAAAGATGGCTCATTGTTACGAAAATATATAATGAATGAAAGAAGATTGTGTCAGAAAATTGTAGGATTCTCTCTAGTTCCACTGTTCAATGAGTCAGACCCGAGAAAGATATCTTCCATTAAAGATCAAAAAAGAATAAAGATGGTGGGAATTCTCGGCGCTCCAAAATATCTTCAAACTTTATTTAGCAAATTCGGACTTTCTGATGAGATAAGAAAAAAGATATCAAACTCAAGAGACTTAACAATAAAATTTACCTTTCTTTCTCCAATGGAAGTATCTCCATCTGTTGCCGCAAATAAAAGCTCTTTTGAGTCAAGAGAATTAGGTTTAAGATTTGATCTATATTTTGATGACGGTTATATATACGATGATCTGCATATGGCAATAACTGAAATAGGAGAGTTCGGTGCTCACACATGTATGGTAAGAGCTTATCAAAATGCAATCAACGATTTTATGAAGATGACTCCTCAAAAAGCTTCAGATGCAAAAAAAGAGGGGAGCGTTATTGTGAGTTTGATTAAATTGTCAAATCATTTTGATAGTTTAGGCTTAACAAAAGAAGCAGATTACCTTGACTCAATAATTAAGAAATCTACAAGACTAATAGATCAATTAGACCCAGAAAAATTTGACGAAGAAGAAGAAATTGACGATAATAATGCGGATGATAAAGTCAACTGTGGTTGAGGATAAACTAAAGTCCAGTTTGGACATAAGGAAATAATTATGGATAATATTACTAAAAAGAATTTAGCTAGATTGGCCAAACACCTTGGTTTGGGTGGATTCTCTAAGATTGCTGAAGAAATAGAGGAAGTTATTGAAGATTCAGGGTTAACTCTTGAAAAAGAAAGTGATTCTATTGAAGATAGCGGTGAAGATATCTTGATGGCAGAAGTTGCTATGACAATTTATAATGAAATAGAGTCTATGTTAAACTCAAATGACCTAGACTTTGAAGAGGTAATATCTGAATTAGAATATGTAGATATTTCTTCTTCTGAATATACGGCATTAGAAGAAATGATTCTTTCGGAGTTTGATAGCCTAGAAGTAGAGAGAGAGCAGGAAGAGCTTGAAGATATGATGACAAATCTTTTATCTAAATATAGTTTTATAGACCATCTTGAAGATGAATCCTTTCCTGAGTTGGGAGAGGAAATCCAGGAAGACCTTAGGGTATTGAAGTAATGAAAAAGCTTATTAGATTGGCAGACATATTGGATGCAGCAAACAAGGTGTCTGCAGCAAATAGAGTAGACTCCGTTTTATCTATAGCATCTTCAGTAAAACCAATAAGCCCTTCATCTAAGCCAAGGAATGATGATAATAAAAAAGATAAAGATAGTGGTGGTAAAAAATCTAACTCTGAAGAATTTCAAAAATTATTAGAAGACGCTTTAGATAAAATAACAGAAGATGAGCCTGATCAAAGTATATCTGGAGAGAAAAAAGAAATTACATTAAAAGATCTCTTTAATATGTAAGGATAATCCAAGACGAAGCTACTTCTTAGATTTATCTGGATACCCTCCCTTTATAAAGGTGTCATCTAAAATATACTCTTTAAATGAAGTATCAAGATCTATTTTAAATATAGTTCCATTTTCTTTTTTTACTGGATATATATCAAATCCGTGCTCCAATATAATTGAAACTGCTATATTTAGCTCAAGTCCTTTTACTTCGCCATTATTCTTTCTGTATATATATGGTTTACAATATGACATAAAATCCTCTCTGGATAATCCAACTCCATTATCTTCTACGCAAAGAGTTGTCTTTCCTTCCATGTATATTTTTACCCACTTTTCTTCACTTTCATTAAATTTAAGACCTCCTTTTATAAGGTTGTCAACAGCAGTGCAAAAAAGCGTTGGTTGTATATCGCACATAGTCAATTCTTCTATTGATACAGAATCTCTATATGCTGTACCTGATATGAAGTCTTCCAACTTTTCTTTTATATCGCAATAAGTTTTATCTAAAGGCTCATCTTCTCTCACTAAATTTGTAAAAGCATACACCCCTTTGTAAACTTTTTGCGTATACGCTATTCCGTCTTCCAAAAGCTTTATTGGTCCAGATAGACTGTATTTACTTATTACTTCTTCAGGAAGTCTTCTTATAAGTCCTTTTATTCCCCTTGGGATATAAGTGTTTATACCAGAGTGCATATCGTGTCTAATTATCTTTGCCGTATGCTCAAGAAAAACTCTTTTTTGCTGAAGTTCTTCTTTCTCTTTCATTTTTTCTGTTATAGAGTAGTTTATTTTATGATAATCAGATAGCCACTTATCATATTTAGGATCATCACTTGGCATGAACTCACCAATCCTATAATGGGTAGGAACTTTATCATCATTTTCATCTGTAACAAACACTCCGACTCTAGATACTGATATTAACCTTATTCTATCAAGCTCATTTATTATATCTCCTTCTATTTGGCCTGAATCTTCTTCTGCAAATAAAAATCTTGGAGCATCCTTAAATTGCTGAAAAGATATAGGGTCATAGAAGTCTACTATATCCCACTGCAGGCAGAACCATTCTCCTTTATTAGCTTTCATTTTTCACCCACATGCAAGATTTAAATACCAAATCTGCTCCTATAAGAGCCAAAGGCAGCTTGAATTTGGTGATCGTTAAGCGCTACGCTCCATTGGCATATCATCGCTAGTTTACCTTCAAATTTCCCTTCATAAGTTGTGGAAGTCCCTAAGTATCTCCAGATTAGATTACTATGAAAGTTGCTTGCTGGATTAGCACCATTACAGTTAATACTTCCCCAGCTGGTAACTGGAACGCGCCTTGTTCCATTCAAAAACCAATCTGCACTTTGGTCTGCGTTGGTTCTAATAGTCCAGCAAGTCCAATTCCCTGAGACATTGCTTCCGATGTTATTATTGCCGCTCATACCTTCTTCGAAAGTAAAGTTATTACAATTAGTGTTTGTCTCTGCTCTACTTGGTCTATCTCCAAAAGAAATAAAACTACTGAAAGAGTTGCTGGCATATCTATTTACCAGTCCTCTTAAACTATTTTGATCTTGCTTAACCCAAAACATCATAGTGTTACTGGTTTTATTAAATGTAAGCTCAACTCCTCTGTCTGCTTGACTGTTGGCGCCTCCATCGAAAGATATGCTGCCGCCATTGCCGCCATCATATGTTGCACCACTAGATAGTGTAAAGTCGTTATTGTTTGATGTTAAATCACTCCAAGTACTTCCACTCCCAGGGTAACTATTTGAATCACCTGCATCCAAGTGAATTACTCTGTTCGCCATTGGAAAGCTGTATCCTGCATTTGTTTGTGCGATAAGCATTATGCTACTCCTCCTGCAAATGCTCCATATAATTGTGAACCTACTTTCCAAAGTTCAATTATTCCGTAGCCACTTGTCGGCAGTGTAGGAGCCACACCTCCCACCCAATTAACGCTTGGCCATGTAACACTGTAGTTGCTTCCATCATTAATCATTAACATTACTCTGGCTCCAGCATCAAAGTTGTTTGCCGTAGGACTTCTACTTGCACCCAATGTCCACACTTGAATGCCACCATTATCTGGGTCAATATCTACGCTTGATCCATCTGTGATAGTAAAGACTGTGTCTTTGTAGCTTTTTGCTATAACTGCCTGCTTAATATCTACAATGTTGCTATCTATAACTACAGCTTCGGATCCTGCGACATCAAATCTTATTTTATCTTCATCCGCTGATTCTTCAACCTGAATTTTGGTATCTGCGTCTAAGTCAGTTATAAATGCAACCTTCAAAGTAGATTCATTTATGTCATCTCCAGTTATGGTATCATCTTCAATCTTACTTCCATCTACAGATTCATCTCTTAGTTGTGAACCTCTAATCTTTGACATAATATCTCCTTTTACTTATATAAAACTTGCTTATTAATAGCGTTAATTAAGAGTGCTTTGTAATAACGTTTGCATCATAAAAATATATAGAGAAAAACTCTCCACTTCCAGGTGATCCAGAAGCATGGGTTAAAGTTGTAGATACAAGAGATGAGTCGTTAACCAACCCTATAGCAACAGCTGCATAATTTGTGTCTTGTCCTGCAGTTGGCTCATACACCTGCTCCCAGGTGCCATCTCCAGTGGAAGAAGTAGGGCTTGAGTGTCCGCCTATTCCGTTTAACAAATTATTTGTAGTTAATCCAGTAATATTTATTACGTCTAAAGTAACTCCATATATCCCATGTCCAGAAAAAAGAGTGCATTTCCCAGAGCCAAAAGAGCTTCTTGGTCCAACCGTAACCATTCCAGTCGAACTCATTGAACCTAGCCCAGTTCCTTGTCCTACGGTTCCTCCGACTATTGACCCAAGTAAGGTTCCATACTCAGATTCTCCATCATCTGCAAGAAAAACCATTCTTGATGCTCCAGAATTTGAAGAGTCCCTTGCTTCATAGTGTCCAGCCTTACCAAAGACTACAGATACCTTTGGCCCAACTACTGCAGAATCAGACGCATAAGCATCTGTGCCATCAAAAGCATTGGCCTCTAGCACAGCGCATTCTCCACCTTTTATTATGTTATCATAATCTTTGTGCAAATCATATTGACCAGCTGGAGTTAGATGGGGTTGAAGTATTTTTAAAGCCATAATATTACTCCTATACTATATTTTGTTTTTATCTTGCCATTCATATGATGTATCGTCTTCGTTTATAGGGCCTCCGCCAGCCCAAGTATCACAGGTTCTAGCAGATAAACATTTAAAGTGATGCATCCAGCAATATCCAAATTCTAATTTGTTTTTCTTTAAGTCAAATCCAGGAATATCTTTGCCGTATTTTTCATTTAATCCTTCATCAACAAGTGGCATGCAGTCTTTCATTCTAGGAGATGTATCAAATGCAACACAGTTATAACACCTAGAATCCATTGCTTCTTCTATGGTTGCATCCCAAGATTCAGCTATTTCTTCCCAATACTTATCGCTTGGCTTTGATGGATTTAGAGGGCCGTAGTTATGATTATCTCTTGTGCTATTTCTATTTTTAGTATTTAAGTCTATATCCTGTGTAGCCTTTGGGCAATCTCTTTTTGCTATTTTATTTAAAATATTTGAAACAGATATTATTGATGACTTTTTATTTTTACTTATAAAAAACTTAGAAAGCTCTCTTAGATTATTTTTAATTTTATTCATAATCTAGATCCTTTATATATTTCTTTAATCTTATTTATTCTTGATGCCTTTTTTATATTAAGCCTATCGTTAACAACATCCCAGTTTATTATCCTCCAGATGTTTGCAAGGTATTTCTTCTTATCTTGCCTATAATCTAAAGCCCAAGCGTGCTCCCACCAGTCTATCAGCATAACTATATCATTTTTTATTTGATGATTTTTTATTGTCTTTATATCTCCAGAACGAGATAGATAAACCCATCCAGATCCTTGGATTCCCATTGCTACTTTTAAAAACTCTTCTTTAAAATTATCAAAAGTTTCCCATTTAGATTCAATTAATTCAAGGCAGGCGCCATGAGGCTTATTAGATCCAGAAGGAGGTCTTAGTTGTGGAAAAAATATATTATGCAAAAAAGCACCAGCTTCATTAAAATCCTTATCTCCTTTGCCTTCGTTAAATCTTTTTACGTATCCTGAGGCAAGATTGTCTCTGTGATACCTTAGAGTATCTTCAGACATAACAGGGTTGAGTTCGCTATTCTTATAATTTATTTTTTCTAACTTTAATTTCATGTCACTTATTTCGTCTTCTTTCTCTATTTGCTTTTAGATCCTGGCTCATTATTCTTTCTTGAAAGTAATCCATGGCGTTAGAATTTTTATCTTTTAAAGCTTCTATAAGCTCGTCTCTTGAACCAGGAAAATCTGGAAAAAAATCATATATATCTAATTTTAAAGCCCTTGTGTGTGGACCCCTTACATTAAATCTATACTCTTCATCATTGGGGTAAAATTCTTCGTCATCAGATCTAAATGGAGCTCTTCTTTCTAAAACGCCTTCATCATATTCTTCTACAATTGGCTGAAGATCTTCTTCGAAATATCTATCATATGTCTCTTCTTGAATTGGCACCTTCATAGTAGGAACGGGAACTCTTAAAGGCTTAATTGGCTGAAGATCTTCTTCGGAGGTTTCATCCTCTGAATCCCAATCCCAACCACTAGCTGTTTTTTGAATTATTTGATCTAAATAGTTAGCTTCTTTGTTAAGGTTTTTAGAATCTAAAAAATCAGCTAGCTTTACAAGTTTTTTCAACATATTAACTCCTAAATATAATGTCTCTGAAAGTACATACTATCGTATAATATTAGCATTATTATACATTTATATAAAACAAAGTTTACTCTGTATAAGAATCGTCGTCATCTAATGGGAACAGCTCTATTTCTTCACGAATTATTGGTAAAGTAAAATCGTCAGTATATTCAGAAGTATCATCGATATATTCACAATCTTTTTCCTCTGTATAAAATGAACTGCTTAATTCTCGTCTTTGTATTAAATTATTGCTTATCTTTTTCATGTAGGATAAAATATTCAAATTTAAAACATATATTTTTTTAACCCAAAAAAGAATAGCTATTAAAGATATTGCACTTATAATGCAGATAACCATAACGCCTCCCTCTATTAGTTAAGTACCAATACTT